ACGACGTATTCTTCGGGCGACGCGGGGGTAATGCGACACACTGCCGAAGAGCTTGACAACGTGAAGTCTGCTATCATAGCGGCGTACTCCGGCAGAGTAAAGTCAAGGGATGAAATATCGGCTCTTATGGACCGCGACATCTGGCTTGACGCTGAAAAAGCTCTCGAATACGGTCTTATCGACAGAATCGAGGAGACGAGGGGACACATTATAAACTCCGCGGGGCGCAATATATTCCCGACAGAGAAAATGATTGCGGATTACCGCGAAGCAAAGAATTCACGCACATCACTGGCGAAAGAAAAAGCAAAAATCGAAATTTTCACGATTTGAAAGGAGAAAACATGGATTATTTTACCAAAATCAGCGAGCTTAACGCGAAGAAGGCGGGGCTTATCGAAAAGGCGAACGCTCTCATAGACAAGGGGGAACTCGGCGGGGAGCTTGAAGAGGTCAAAAACGAGATAAAAAGCACTCAGGGTGAGATAGAAAAGGTATCGGAAATTGCCGCGCTCTCCGAAAAAACCGCGAAGAAGACCGAAAACAAGCAGGGCAGCCGTCCTTTTACAACTCTCGGAGAACAGCTCACCGCGATACGCAACGCCGCGAAGGGTCAGGTTGACGAAAGACTGTATGCCGTAAACAATGACGCAAAGGGTGCGAACCGACAGAAAGGCGCTGACGGCGGATATGCTCTTCAGGAGGATTTTGCGGCGTCTATCCTTGAGTCGGCAGCGTCAAGCGGTGAAATTCTCTCCCGCGTCACAAGCTACACTGTAGGAGAGGGTTCTTCTTCTGTTCGCTGGCTGAGAGTGGACGAGGACGACATATCTTCATCCGTTTGCGGCGGCGTGAGAATGTACTGGGCGGCTGAAGGCTACGGCGTCGGTGCGTCAAAGCCTAAGTTCGCAGAGACAAAGCTCGATCTCGAGAAGATGATGGGATATGCCTATGCAACGGACGAGCTTCTTTCCGACAGCGTATTCATGTCTTCGTTCTTCGGTCGTTCTTTCACTCTCGCGGCGAAGAGGCTTCTTGAGGATTCAATCATATCCGGCGACGGCGTAGGAAAACCGCTCGGCATACTCTCTTCTCCCGCGCTTGTTACGGTGCAGAAGGAGAGCGAACAGTCTTCCGGCACTATCACCACCGAGAACATACTGAAGATGTGGCAGAGAAGCCTTTACGACTCACGCAAGAGGACAGTATGGCTCGCTCATCCCGACACGGAAGAACAGCTTCAGAAGCTGAAATTCACCGACGGCAGTTCCCTGTGGCTTCCCGAGGGCGGTCTTGCGGATTCACCGAACCAGAGAATACTCGGCAGACCCGTCATTTACACCGACAACTGCTCGTCTCTCGGCTCAGCAGGCGACATTATTCTCGCGAACCTCGAGGACTACACCGTAATTAAGAAGGGCACGGCGCGTCAGGACTGGTCTATGCACGTGGAATTTCTCACCGACCAGATGTGTTTCCGCATGATTTTACGCGTGAACGGTGCGCCCATGGTAAACAAGCCGCTCAAAATCAAGAACAGCACTCTCACACGCTCGCCGTTTGTAACGCTTGCCAAGAGAGCATAAGAGGAGGACAATATGCACGAGCTTAACGAAAAAGTTGAAATTATAAACGTAATCTATCCCGTAAGTCAGAGTGCCGGCGGGAATGCTGCATCCGACGCGGCAGATCTCTCGCGATACGACGGAATTTTGTTTTCCCTCGCCTGCGGTACTATTGAAAGCGGCAAGAAGGTTGTCCTCACCGCGGAAGAGAGCGACAACGAGAGCATGACAGGTGCGGCGGAAATCGGCTCTGTCGAGATTGTCGGGGACGGCGCAACTGCGAAGAACTCCGCTTGTCTCTATATTGCCGCAGAAGCTAATCGCAAGAGATACGTCCGTGTGAAGGTAAGCAACACCTCCGCGTCTGCCGACGTTTTGCTCTCCGTTGTGGGTGCGGCGGAAAGTGCGAGATATCCTAAGCCGGAATGCATATCCGCACTTGAAGAGCTGCTTCGGTAATGGTCAGTCTCAAGGGATTTCTTGACTACGGGCGCATTTTTCCCGATGCTGCCGAAGAAGACGGGGAGAGTGCTGTGGCGGAATTATGTCTTCGAGCCGCGCGGGATCATGCACGGGAGAGCGGTATTCCGGTTGATTTACTCGAGGAGAGGGACAACGCGAAATACGAGCTTTACATATACGCGCTTGCACTGCATTATTTTGACAACCGCGGTTTTCTCTCGTCCACACAGGCTTACGCGGCTGACGAATACACTAAACGCATGATGACGCGCATGAGAAAGGAGCTTGAATCGGAGGGATATGGCAGTAAATAATGCGGGAGACCTCAGAGAGAGGATTCACATAGAATATCCCGAAACCGTATGCATTGCCGGAGAGGACATAACAAGCTGGAAAGACCTTTTCAGCGTGGGAATTCCGGCAAAGGTGAGACGGAGGTACATTCGATATGACGACGACCGCGGCGAGGGGAGAGTATTTTCTCCGGAGGTCATGACGGTGACTGTACGGTACACGCGGAAAATCACTTCCCTCTGCCGAATAAGAATGCGCGGGGAGGTATGGTACATTGTGAACTCTCCCGAAAGGTCTGTCAGCGGCGGATGGCTCACCTTCACCGTCGAGAAGAGGGAGGGTGCGATGTGAGTGTATCCTACGGTTCGGTATGTTACGGCGGAGAGTTTGAATTTAAAACCGCGCTTGTCTCCGCTCTCTCCGGAATAGTGCCGGTAGTGCGTGAGGGCGTTTACACAGGCGAGGACGCGGAGAAATACATTACCTTTGTCACCTCATCACGCGGAACGTACTACTCGAACGACGCTCCAACGCTCATTACAGTGCGGCTGACTCTCACTCTCTGGGCGCGGCACGGCTGTAGTGTGAAAGATGAGCGTGAGGAAATATGCAAAGCGTTAGTAAAGCTCGGCGGGACATTCCCTGACGTTATTTCCTCTGTATCGGACGGATGGGGGCAATATGTTTACGAAAGCGAATTTTTGGGAATGGTAACGGAGGTATAAATGGCAAGGATAGCAGGTGTTACATCAGGCGGCAATGATTATTTCAGGGACGATTTACCTGTAGAGCTTATTGACGAGCTGCTCACCGCCGAAGCCGACGTAATAGAGCCGCTTATCCGTGAGAACGCGAAGAAGATGCTCTCGGGACCTTATTCGACGGGGCTTAGTGAAAAGTCTCTCGCTCGAAAGCCGCCGGGATACGGTAAGGACAAGTCGCGTCAGCTCGTTTTGGTATGGCGCGGGACACGTCGGGAATTTATCAAGAACGGCAAAGCGGTACGCCGAAAAGAGATAAGAAACGCGGAGGTTGCTTTTCTGAACGAATACGGCACGAGGAACAATCCGCCGCGACCTTTTATCTCGGACGGCATAGACCGCGGGGAAAAATCTGCCTTTGACAATGCGGAGGTAATATTCCGCTCCTGGCAGGAGAAAAACATTTAGAAAAAGACAAGGAGAAAACAAGATGGCAGCAAGTGAAGCTATCACAAAAATGAATCAGGTCAGAAAAACTCAGATGGGTGCGACAAAGCCCTACTACGCGAAAATCACCGCAGAGACCGCCGGCTCTCTTCCCACATACGGCACTCCGTCGGATTTTTCGGAATTTGTCAAGGTCACGGAGAACTTGAACAAGGCGGAGACTCAATACTACTCCAACGACGCTATGAGTGAAAACGTATCAAGCGTAAAATACTGCGAGCTGACGTACGACAACAAGGGTGTGCCGAACTCCGTATCCGCCGACATTTTCGGAGTAACGCTTGACGCGGAGAGCGGGGAGATGACATACGGCGGGGACGACACACCTCCGTTCATAGGCTTCGGCTTCTACCGCACTCTTATTGACAAAGGCGAGGTATTCTACGAGGGTGTATTCTATCCGAAGGTGAAGGCGTCTCTCGGAAACAGCACATACGAGACAAAGGGGGACGGCATCACGCTCTCCGGCGACTCCGTAACAATGCTCGCGTACATATGCTCCGACTCCGCCAAGACATGGAAGAAGACCGAAATGTTTGCGACCTCTTCCGAGGCTGAAGCGTGGGTCAAGAAGAAGCTCGGCGTGACGGCATGAAGTACGGAAGCACATACAGTCTGAACGGGCGGGAATACAGGCTTCTCTACACGGCTGACGCTTATTTTGACATAAACGAGGCTATGGGGGATGACTTCATGGACAAGCTCGTCTCCGCGGGGCGTGAGTCATATGAGACTGCTCTCGGCTGTTTTATAATTCTTCAGCGCGAGGGGGAGCTTGCCAGACGTTACATGGGATATGACGCGGAGGACATTGTAACGGAGGACGAGCTTAGGCGGACTATTTTACCCGGCGACATAATCGGGATAAAGAACGCTGTACTCGAAGCGATATACTCGGGGCTGAAGATAGAGCGCGTGAAAGAAGACGGTCCCATTGACGCGGGGCTTGCGGAATATGAAAAAAAAACGGCACTCGCGAAAAGCCCATGACGCGTGAGGAATTTCTTTCGCTCTGCACGAGGTGCGGGGTATCATGGCGCGACGCTTTACACGAGAGGGTAGGCATGATTTTTGAGATTTACCTCGGACGGAGAGGAGGGGGAGAATAATGGCGTCGAGAAACATCACCACTGTATTCACGGTCAAGGGAGAAAACGAATACAAGAAGAAAATCAGCGACATAAACCGCTCGCTAAAGACCATGCGCAGTGAGATGAAGCTGACGGACAAGGCTTTTGAGGGGAACGACGAGTCTCTTGAAGCTCTCGGGCAGAAATACGACATACTGAAGCGGACCTACGAGACGCAGCAGAAGAAGGTTGAAGATATCGAAAGTGCGCTGAAATACTCGGAGGATGCGCTTGCCGGATTTGTCAGCCGCGGAGAAGATCTCACAAGTCAGCTCGCCTCTCTCTCGGACAAGATTAACTCGATAAAGGACTCGGGGGAGGACTCTCTCGGGGAGATGGAAGAGCTGCTGAAGCAGAAGGAGACGCTTGAGCGGAATCTGAAGGGCAACACGGAGTCGGAAGAAAAATTCCGTATGTTCTCGGACAACTGGCAGACGCAGCTTAACAATGCGAAATCGGATCTGCTTGACACTAAGCGCGCTCTCGACGACACCTCCGATTCCCTGGACGAAGCGCGGCGAAAGGCTGACGAATTCGGAGACGGAGCGGAAGGCGCGGGAGAGGACGCCGAAAAGATGGCGGAGAAGACGAACACTTCTCTCGAAACCATTGCTAGAATGGCGGCGACTCTCGGACTTGAGAAGATATTTTCGGGGATTAGCAGTGCGATAGAGTCCTGTCTTGACGCTTCAACTGAATTTGAGACGGCATTCACGGGAGTTTACAAGACGGTAGACGGCACTACGGAACAGTTTGAAGACATTAAAGCCGGCATAAAGGATCTGGCACGTGAGATACCGGTCAGCACCACGGAGATAGCGGGAGTGGCGGAGAGTGCGGGTCAGCTCGGCATTTCAGCGGAGAACATTTTAGCCTTCACGGAAGTCATGATAAAGCTCGGCACCGCTACGAATCTATCTTCCGTCGAAGGTGCGTCCGCTCTCGCTAAATTTGCGAACATCACGAAAATGTCGTCGGATGACTACGGACGGCTCGGCTCAACCATAGTAGACCTCGGAAACCACTTTGCAACGACGGAGCGCGACATTGTTGAGATGGCTACCCGTCTGGCTTCGACCGGTGCTGTTCTGGGACTCAGCGAAGCGCAGATTTTAGCTATTGCGACCGCTCTTTCCTCTGTCGGCATCGAAGCGGAGGCGGGCGGTTCTGCGTTCTCGAAGCTGCTCAAAAATGTAGCTGTCGGTGTGGCGGGATATCCTAAGATA